CCACTTTCCAGTTTGCCGCCCCTGCCGGGTCGGATGTCGAAAGTATCCGGGCCGAGGCAGCAAAACTCGTAGAGATGGCAGAAGCCGAAGAAGCTGCAGAAAAAGAAGCCGTAGCGAATGCGGCCACTGCGGCAGAGACTCTGCTGAAGCTAAAACAGCTTTACGATGCAGGGGTTCTAACTGAAGAGGAGTACGCGGGAAAACGAGAAAAGTTAATAGAGAAATTATAATTGCAATATAAAAAAATCCCGCTATCGTACCGTTAATACGACAGCGGGAATGTAATACCCCAACCGGGGCTTATTACGTTTATGGGAATAGCACACAGCCGACCTACTTTTTGAAGGAGGCTGTTTTTTCATACAGTAAAAGCCGTTATCCATACCCGGCATTCATCCGATCAGCAGCATAAAAATCTATTGAAGACCGGACTTCATATAGGAAAACTTTTTAAAGCATCACCGTACAATTATAAAACCGAACTCCCCATCTTACAAAATTCTGTAAAATGGGGAGTTCGGATAAACATATTCTGGTGACCCAAGAGAAATCACGTAGATTACCACTTATCTTACAGTTTAAAATTCCGCTTATCCGAAAAGCAATGTGAGTCACAAGATTAAAAAGAGCGATAGCGATATCGCTCTTTTTATTTTATCTCCGATTTTCATTTTTTATTCCGCAGTCCTATTAAATACCCTTTGACTTTTTTGTACTCTTCATCGGTCATCCTGATGGACCGTGTCCTGGCACCAGTCGGTAAAATCTTCTTTGCACCTGCCCCTTTTCTCTTTCCGCCCCAGTTCCCTTTTATTCGGCATTTATATATTTTCCCGGACTGGGTATCTGTTATATACGGGATTCCGTCTATTCCGGAAATGTTCATCGCCTTATCCCCGGTTTTCTGATTGACGAGCATATGGAGTCCATCTTTATTTTCTGCCAACTCCCAATTCGGAGGTGTAATTATTGTCACCTCATTCCACACTTCTTCGTTTAGTTTAAATAAGCTATACCCTGTTCCGCCGAGGGCGGCGGGGTATTCGTATCCTTTTATTTTCATTTTGATTTCCTCCTACTCACATTCTGTTCCTTATTTCTTCTGCGGTTTTAATTACTGTATGCGGGTTAAAAGCGTTTCTATTTGTTATGTAAAAGCTTGCTTCTTTTTTCTGTTCAATGATTTTATTAATTTTATTTTTTACTGTCTCAAACGCTCTTACATCTCTTTCCTGATTTCTTTCTTTGCTAATCTCGATATTCCTGTTAATCGTGTCCATTACATCGTTTAACATGTCCGTCGCCCAAGTAATTTGTTTTTCGCTGCCTTTGAGTTCGTATGTATTTTCCATTTTTGTTTTCCTCCTTGTTTTAACTCTTGTCCTTTCTTGATTATATATTACTATATCATCTTTGATTCGTCAATACATTTTCAAGATATTTTATTATAAATTATCTTTATACCGTGCAATAAAAAAAGAGGGTGGTTTCCCACCCCGTTAGTTACTTAATCTGTCTACCAGCCAGCCCGTCGCTACTGCCCCTGCAATGTATGACCAGAGGTTTCTCTGTCGTTTTGCAAGCTTTACGTCATGCGTCAGTTCATCGATTTTTTTCGTCAATCTGTCTAAAGATGTCTGCAGCTTCATCAAGTTCTCTTCTGCTGTCTGCAATGAGATCTCTGCACTCTGCAATTGTTTCTGCGTTTCTATCAATTCTCTCTTGCACTCTATCAGCTGATTCTGCAGCTCGGTCAACTCTTGAGATGCTTCTGTCGAGTTGTTCTCCAGCTGATTTAATTTCATCTCGAGCTGATCTAACCGCATCTGCTGATTGCTTGCTATGGACTTGAACTTCTCGTACTGCGTCCTTTGCATCGTTACCGTTTCGGCTGCCTGCGGTGCCTGTGCATATGAGATAGACAAGCAGGGCGACAACAGCAATGACAGCGCAAACAATAGCGATAATCTTTTTCTTCTCATACATTTTACACCCCATTCTCTAAATACCACTGCGCTTTCCCGCGCAAAATATCCCCACCGGTGCCGATTTCATCATGATCGCAGAGCTGCTCTAAGTCCCATCTGCAGTCAGGATCTCCGCTGTACAGTCCGTAACCGTCGTCATTAGCCGCCTCGCCATGCGTCATAAAATGCTCCCGGTCGATCGGATTGTCAAAAACCTCGGCAATGACAGCAAACATCTTTGCCAGCGTTTCAATCTGCGCTTCCGTCGGCGGGTACTCGCCTAAGTCATTCGGTCTGGCATTGTAGCAGCAGCACAGAGCAATAGCAATACTGCCTGTGTTCCTGTGGTATGTCGCCCTCGGCACCTCATCAAGCGGTCTTGTGTAGATGATTTCTCCGTCTCCATCAACATTAAAATGATAGTCATGGAACGTCGTAAAATACCGCCCAGCCGACCAGTGCCCGTAGGTAGTTGCTGGCCACGGAAACTGATAAAAATAATCCCGTTTATTTTTGAGTTCCTGCCGAAATTCCTCTATCGTCATCTCTACGCACTTCCTTTCTTGTTTCTTTTTTTATTTCTTTTTCTGCGGCGTCAGGCCGTCCGTCGTGATTCTTGTCTACACAAAATACACTCACAAAAGTAAAAGCACCGACTACTGCCGGTGCCGTAAACTCCTTGAAAAAATTGATGAGTAGCGTTGTATTTGCTATTCCAGTTCGATAAAAATCATGTACCCACGCCGCGATCACCATTAAAAATAAAATGATAAGTCCGGCACCGTACACGTAGACGATCTGCATCGATGTCCGTACTTTCCCTTTTACCTTTGGCATATATTGTATTGCGGTGTTCCATATTTTTTTTAACATATCACAGCACCTTCCCGATCAGCGCGATGACAACAGATACAATGGTCGATATAAGCCCCGCCACTTTGTAAATGTTGTCTATTCGATGATGCGCGGATTTAGCGCTCTGCGCTGCTCTTTCGTGCGCTAATTGCAGTTCCTGCATTTTCGGAATCATTTCGACAAGCATATCCAGCTTTGTTTCGATTCTCACAATCCGCTCCAGCGCTTCCGGGCTCATATCCCCCATGCTCATTATTTCATATACCTCTTAATAAAATTAATACCGCATGAGCCTGAACGGCTCCCACAGTAAACTAAATGTATTATTCATATTTGATCGAGAAATTAAGCGGTTTCCCGATGTTCTCTTTTAAACGCAGGAAGTCTACATTCGAGAATCCCCCGGATATAGTCTCCGTTGTTTCACGCATCGCATCGAATGTTACGTCTCCTATTTTGACTTTAATAACCGTTGTAATATAAATCCCAGGTTTATTGTAAAAAGCAATAATCCCATCTACTGTAAGAGTAACCACCCCGAACTCACCAAAGGGGGCTATTCCCACGTGGGAAACCCGATATCCGTCACTCACCGTGTTGATTTTATCACTCGTTGCGACCAACATATTCTCGTCGTTTTCAGCAAATATCAGCGTTCCTCGAATATCAAGCGCCGGAGAATCGCCAGATGGAGGATTCTCTACATTTCCTATTTCTTTTTTGATGTAGTATTTTTTACCGTCAACACCGTTAAATGTGTACATGTGCGTGTCAACAACATCTCCGACTTTTGCGTAATGCGGCACGCCGCCGATATCCAGTTTCAAGTAATTGTTTCCGACTAATGATTTATCCGTCGTCAACTCGGCGATTTCTTCTTCTCCGTTCGGTCTGATAATTTTAAGCTTGTCCATTATTCTACTCCTATCTTTGCCCCGTTCGGCAATTTAATCATATTTCCATCAAAAATTTCTGTTTTCTTTATGTATTGCGATAAATCCGCTGCGGGACCCGGCGGACCCTGTATCCCCGTATTTCCTTTTTCTCCCTTCTCGCCTTTCGGGATTGAGAAATTAAACACTGCCGCGTTGGCTGTCCCGGTATTTGTGACCTTAGCATTTGTTCCCGGCGCTGTTGTTGTTACTGTTCCGATTTTGATTGTTGCAGCGGTTCCATCTTTTCCATCCGCTCCTTTTTGTCCGGGGTCTCCTTTCGGTCCCGGGTCTCCTTTCGGTCCCGGGTCTCCTTTCGGTCCCGGGTCTCCTTTCGGTCCCGGGTCTCCTTTCGGTCCCGTTGATCCTCCGCCGCCAAGTATTGCCGATAATTCAATCCATTTTTTTGCAGCGCTGTCATATTGATATAATTTCCCGTCAGTATTAAG